CCCGTGCGGTTCGGGCAACAAGTACAAGCATTGCCACGGCGCGGCCGGGTGAGTGCGCGCTCGCCGGGGCTCCGTGCCCCGGCGGCATGAACCCCGGCGGCATGAACGACGGGTCCAGCATGAAAAAGGGCGCGGCGGGGATGACCCGCCGCGCCCTTTTTCATGTCCGCCACCGAGTGGCTCCCCGAGTTGGATTCGGTTTGCATCCATAACCTCCTGATATAAAGCATTTCTTGTGATCCAGCGTCGGAATCGTGCCCCCGCGGGTGCCCCCATTTTCTCGCGCTGGTCGCTAGTTGGCCTGCTCGAGCTGGCGCTGTTTCCAGGCTTCGATTTCGCGCTCGGGCCAGGCGACTCGGCCGCCGCCGATCGGCACCGGCCGCGGGAAGTCGCCTTCGGCAATTCGGCGGTAGATCGTCGCGCGGTGGAGCGATGTTTCGGCGACGACGTCCTTCATCTTGAGGAGCCGGCCGATCGGGCGGTCGAGTGTTGCGAACTCGGTCATGGGCAGCTCTTCTCCTTGCCAGGTGAGGGTTTGCGACTGGCGCCCTTCATTTCGAGGCCTCGCGCTGATGCTGACGCAGGTTGGCGATCAGGCGGCCGACCTGGGCGAGCCCGTCAGCGGTGAGCCGAAAGGAACCACCGCGATTTTCCAGGAGACCGCGTCGGACGAGCTCGGCTCGCATCCGGACGAATGCGGGGTTCTGCGGGAGGCGATGCTCCGCGGCCGGACGGCGTACCGGGCAAGCACTTCCCCGGCTCGCTTCCGGCTTCGTTGCCCCAGAGCCTATCCCGCCGTTCACCGCTTGCGGCCCTCCGAGCGCGCCCAGTTGAGGCGCTGCGCTTCTTCTTCGCTGCCGCCGCGATCGGGATGGGCCTCTCCCATCTTCTCGCGCCACGCGGCGTCGATCTGTTCGCGCGTGGCATCGGGCTTGACGCCCAGGACCTGCCACCACTGTTCAGGAGCAGGCAGAGCAACATGGCCCGCGAACGCCTGCTTCATGTCCGCCACCCCCCATCGCTCTTGCCCGCGCAGGGCTTCGATATGGGCGGCGATCGCCGCGACGTTGTCAGCGACGGTATCCCACCGATCGCAGGCAAGTACATGCGGCTCCCCGTCGAGTTCGAAGAAGAACGCCACGCTCGGATCGGCGGGTTGCCCGCGGTCGCGGCGCGGCCGGCCGTCGACGCGCAGCTGGTAGTTCGTCGACAGCGTCAGCTCGCGCATCCGCCACTGTTGGCCGGCCTTGGTGACGGCCTTCACCTGCTCGCGCAGCCGGCGAAGTGCGACGTCGAAGTTCACCCTTCCGCCTTGGTGGCGCCAAAGTGCCGACTGCCGCGACGCTGTCTTCGGCCGCGTGATGGGCCAGTCGACGGGGTAGACGATCTCGATCTGCGGTTCGCTCATGCGGTCGGACCTCCATCCGTGAGACGCCGAGCCGCACGCTCGGCTTTCCAAGACTCGAATGCGTGCGCGTGTTCGGGGCACAGATCCTTCTCGCGCGCCGGTGAAGTGGCGCAGGTGCGGCAGATCGGTGTGTCGCAGGTTCCGCTGCGCCTCTCCGGCACCTTCCAGTCGCAGAGCAGGGCGGCGAGCCGTCCGCAGCTGCAGCGCTGACGCCGGCCCGAAAAGCACACGATAGCCGCGCCCCCACCGGGCATCCTGACGCGTTCGCATCTCATACCGGGCGCGCCTCTTCGAACGGGGCGAAGTGTTTGCAGCCGAAGTCGCCGCGTGTCTGGCAGAACGGGCACGGCTCGCGACTTTCGCGCATTGGCCGGTGGTCCCGTGCGGAACGGGGGCGCGTGAGGATTGCGACGCTCTTGCCGTGAGGGATGTTCGCCATCGCGGTGCCGGAGAGGCGCTTGGCGTCGCGGTGACGCTCATAATAGGCGTGCGCGGCTGCGACGAGGTCACCCATCGTCATTCCGCCGGCTCCAGTTCTTCGGCCGGCTCGGTCGCGGCTTCGAGTTTGCCGAACGCGAGCAGCGGGTGGACCCAGCGCTTGGCCGCCGCCGCCTGTGTGCCGCCGCAGGCGCCCTGGAGCGCGGCGGACACGGCGCCGGAGACCGCCTTGTCTCTCTGCTTGTGCCAGGACTTGAAGGCATCCGGATCGACGAAGGGCTTTGCCATCGCGAGCCGCTGCAGCTTGCCGAAGAGGCCGACAAACGCCGGGGTCGGACTCCACAGGATCCGCAGGGTCTTTGCATCGGCCCCCGCCTGGCGCGCGAGTTCGTCGTGCACGGCGATGCGCCAGCCCGGCGTGTTCGCGCTGCGCTCCAGCGAAAGGCCGGCCAGGACGGCCTCGGCCGCGCGCTTTTCTTCGTCTGGTTGCTCGAGCCAAGACAGAAGAGATGCGGCCGGATCCTCCTCGCGCATCCAGTCGGCATTCGAAATCCTGTCGACCGCCTCGCGCCAGAGATGGTTCGCCACAGTGTCCGAAAGCCAGGGCCGCACCGTATCGCGCGGCTCGGCGTCGCGCGTCGCCGCCCATTCCTCGCTCGCCAGCCCGCGCGCACCGACCATCCCCCGGCGCGCCGCGCCGAACGTATCGCCTAGCGCTGCGCGCAGCTGCGCCCAGGTGAGATAGTCGCGCGCAAGCGTACCGCCGTGGCCGGCATCGCGGACGAGAAGCGCGCGAAGGATCTCGCGCCGGATCGATCGGATGACCTGCAGCCCATCGGCCGTAAGCCCGTGCTCGTCGCGCACGATCTCGCGCGCGCGCTGGCTATAGGTGCTGTCGGGGTTGTCGATCGCCTCGGCCGCGGAGGGCGCGGCACTGTCGCTGCGCGCAGGGGATTGGCCCGGCTGGGCGGTTTCGCGGCGCGCATCGTTGCGCGCCTTGCGGCTGGCCCACCAGAAGCGCGGCTGCCATTCGCCCTCGTCGTCAATCTCGATCGTGGCGACGATGTCGGCGCCCAGCGCTTCCCGAGGCAGAACAAGGCGGTTCTTGCGACGCGTTGCCGGGATCTCGAGTTGCGTATCGGTATAGCCGGCGAAAGTGGGCGGCGATGCCTGGAAGCGGAGATCGCGGTCTTGCAGTTCCTCGCGGATCTGCGCGCGCAGCGCAGCGAACTTCTCTTCAGCCAGGCGGCGCAGAAGAGCCTCGTCGGTGATGCGGCCGCGCCAGGGCGCCTCGCTCGGACCGTCGGCGAAGAGATCCAGTTCGAAATGGCCCCCGGCCGACCGGTAGATCGCTTCTCCGACGAAGAGCAGCAGGCGGCCGAGCTCCCGATCGCCCACCTTGAGGAATGCGCGGATCTTGGCTGGAGTAGCGTCCCATGAGGAAAGCGGGCGGAAATGCAGCCAGGCTGCCCGTTGCAGTTCTGAGTCCCCGGTCGCGGCGTAGGCCTGTGCCTGGTCGTAGGATATCTCGCCGGCAGAATAGGCGGCGAAGATCTCGGCTTCCAGTTGGCCGAGCCGCAACTGGCGGCGCACCCAATCGGGGGACTGTCCGATCCGCGCGGCGATCGCCTCGACAGTTTCGCCGAGTTCGACGGCCCGGGCGATCGCCTTGTGCACCTCGTAGCCTCGCAGATCGCGGCGAAGGAGGTTTTCACCCAGGGAGTCGAGCACGATCAGGCCTTCCGGTTCGTCGCGCAGTTCGGCCCTGATCGGGAAGTCGGCCGGAAGCCGGCCGTCGTCGATCGCCATGCCGATCGCGCGCCAGCGACGGCCACCGGCCCAGACGCCATACTTCGCTTTCCCAGCCCATTTCGCCCCCTTGGGCGCGGTGTGCAGGAGCAACTGCTGCAGTTGCCCTTCCTCGACGATCGAGGCGGCGAGCACCTCGACGGCTGCGCAGTCCTCTTCGTTGTAGCGGACGTTGAGCGGCGAGATCGCCAGTTCGGCATGGGTGTAGGTTCGCTGTTCGGTCATGACCGGTCCTCTCCGGCAGGAGTGAGGCAGCCGCGTGCGGCCCGTTCGCGGCGGTGGAGTTCGAGAAGGCGCTGTTCGCGCTCGTCCAGCGGCAGGATGCGCTGTCGGGGCGCGGCGGGTGACGGGCGGTTGCGCCGAAGAAAGAGCGGGAGCCTCATCAGCCGAGCCCCAGCGCGGCCTTGTAGGTGTCCAGCACCATTTCCATCTCGGCCCGATCGTCAGGCGCCATCTTCCGAAGGCGGACGATCTGGCGCATGATTTTGGTGTCGTAGCCGACGGCTTTCGCCTCGGCGTAAACCTCGCGGATGTCGTCGGAGATGCCCTTCTTCTCTTCCTCGAGGCGCTCGATCCGCTCGATCAGAAGGCGCAGGCGGTCGTCGGTTGCTTCAGCCATGGGTGGACTCCCAGATTGCGACTATGCCGACGCCCAGGAGAACGATGCTGAGCAGTACGGCAGCGAGGAGCAGGCGCTCGCGCGCTATGGCGCGACGCTCCCGCTCGCGCCGGCGGGCTATCGGGTCGAAATGGCGGGTCATGCCGGCTCCACCGGCATTGCTCTGACCAGCTGCAACGGGCGGCGGCGGTGAACATGCTCGGCGGCGCCCGTCGTCGCGCAGACGGTGCAGAGATCCTCCTCGTGCCAGGCACAGGGGCCATCGGTGCCGATGCAGGCATCGTGCCACGAGCAGGCGCAGTTGCGGCAGACCTGCGGCTGGGGAAGGGCCGAGCCGGGGCCCGCCAGGCGCAGATCGACCAGTTGCTCGTAGATGTTGGGATCGAACGGGAAGACGTTTCGGAGGATCTGCGCTTCGCACAGCGTGAAGAACTCGCGATCGGTCTCGGCGGCGGCGAGGCGGTGTTGCAGCTGCCCGATCCGCCCGCGGGTGGGGCGGTGTGCGAGAATCTCGAGCGCGGCGAGGGCGCCGGCGGCTTCGGCCGCGGTGACGCCGGCCATTAGGCGGCGTTTGCGGATGTACGTACCCGGCGACATCGGGGCATGGGGATGTAGCGCGTCGACCATCGAGGCCTCCCGACTGGATGCAGAGGATCGTGCCGGGCCGCGCAATGAGCGCGCCGGAGAAGCTCTGCGGAAAAGGAGGGGCGGGCAGCGAAGGTTCGGACAGGCGACCCGCCCCGAGTGATCGGCCGCCGCAGGGTCATCACGAGCGGCCGATGCGGGGACTTAGGGTGGGGCCCTTGCCAGTTCTGCCGACGAAGGGGATGTCGCAAGCTCCAGCGCGGCAATCACTCGCGTGAGCACGTCGCGCGCCTCGCTGGCTTCGGACAGCGCGCTGCGAATTTCGGTTGGGCCGGCGCACGGTTTGCATGCGCGCACGAGCGCAGAATGGGCCTCGCCCCCTTCCTTAATGACGTCGGCCGTGTGGGCAAGGAGCGCGATCCGATCGGCGAACTTGCGGGCCTCCGCCAGTTCAAGGCGGGCTGCGTAGGTTTCGAAGATGGGCGCGCCGGCGCCACCGTGTTCCTGGTAAGCGAGATCCAGCGTGATCGCGTGCTTGACCGGAATCTCCTCGCGCCGATCGGGATCGCCCCAGGCCCGGACGTGAGAGGGGGCCTTATCGACCAGCTCGGCCAAGCCGTCGAAGCCGCCGGGGATCTGTGCCGCGATGCGCACGAGCGCTTCGTCGATCGAAAGGGGGGCGCGCCGCTTGGTCATCGGACCTCGCCATCCGAAGACCGGCTGCCGCCCGTATGCGCGGATGCGGCAGTGCCAGGACAGAAGCGACACGCCCCCGCCGCCGCGGCCTGAGAGGACGCCGCGGGGACAGATTGCGCAGTAAACTCACCGGTCGATCGTGGCGGCGCATCGAGCACGGTCACGATAGGCTCGAAGGGCAAGGAGCCGATCATGCGCGAACTCCCTCGAGAGCAGAACTGGATCCGCCCGCCGGCGGGGAGGGAGCGCCGGCGGGCGGCTGCGCGGGCGTATCCTCGCGCGGGTAAAGGTCGGGGCGGAGATCGTGGCGGGAGATTCCCAGCTTCTCCTCGATCGGGATTGCGAGAGCCGGAGGCACATCAGATTTGCGCGCGAGCCAGCTATGCACAGTCGATTGGCGTAGGCCGAAGAGCTTTGCGAAAGCGCTCTGTCCGCCCGCCTTGCGGATCGCCTTGGCCAGTGCCGAATCTGAGTCGTGTTCCAAAGCCATGCGCGTTGGTAAACGCAAGTGCGTAGTCATGTCAAACGCAATTGCGGAATACCCCTGATAACGCAGATGCGTTAGGGCAAAGCAAATGGCTGTCGGCGACCGTATCGAGTCCTTGCTTCGGGCAAAAGGGTGGACGCAGTCCGAACTCGCGCGGCGTGTCGGGATGCCACAAAGCACGCTGAGCAGCTTGATCAGGCGCGGAAGCCGATCATCACCGCACCTCGTCCGGATCGCACGCGAACTGGGAACGACGCCTGCCTATCTTTCCCTCGAAGTCGATGATCCCGAGCTTGAGTTTCCGACCGATTCCCTCACCTCGGACGAACGCGCGCTGCTGGAGCTGGCGCGCCGATTGACCGAGAAGGATTTCGTCTTGGCGCGGCAGCTCATAGCCCGGCTCGCTCAGCCTTCGCCGACGTTGCATGATGAACAACATACATACAGGGGGGAAACATGATTGCGCGGGGCATCAACGGGGAGGTCGAACTCGCTGGTAACATCGTGATCGTTCGCGCCGCCAAAGGCTTCTTGCAATCTGCGCAGGAGCGGCGAATTCCAGTTGGCCGAATATCGAGCATAGAGTTCAAGCCGCCGCGGCTCTCGAACGGGTACATCTATTTTGCCACTGCGGGTTCGTTTCCGGACCCAAGGACCGAAACTGCCTTCGGCCGCGGCGGCGTGGTGTTCAATGCCAGCCAGCAGTCCGATTTCACACGGTTGCGCGATATGGTCGAGCACCGGATCGGCGGGATCGAGAGCGAAGTGGATAGCGCGACGAGCGGGAATCCACCCGAAGAGCAGGATCATGGTATTTCAGGCCAGGAGCCGGAAATTGAACAGGGAGAGTCGGTCCAAGGGCGTCCCGCTCTCAAATGGACGTCAGTCGGCTGTGCCGGGCTCGTAGCGATAGGTGTAGTCAGCGTGATCGCTGGGGACGGAGCAACAGGTGGCGATACTTCGCAAAGCACCCCTTACAGTCGCGATTCCCAACAGGCGTCAGTCCAGACCGATGCTGATCGCCAGAAAGGCTTTCATTGCCTGTCTGAGTGGGATGGCGCCAACCGAAGCGCCGTGCGGCAGGTCCGGGAGCTGATGCGCAATCCGAAGAGCTTCGAACACATCGAGACGAAGATCTACGGCAACGATGGTGGGGAACATGGCCTCTGGATGACATTTCGCGCCGAGAACGGCTTTGGCGGAATGAACGTCGAGCGGATCTATGCTCGTGTCGACCATGAGACATGTGAAGCCAGGCTTCTTCCGGACGGACCAGGCAGCGGATAATCCGGGGGTATCGACGGGGGTATCGCAGCAGTGCCGGGCGTCGGAGATGCCCGCGCGCGCCCGCATCTAAACCGCGATCGTGGCGGAGGAAGCATCCGCCGCGATCAAACCGTTGGCCGCAGGTGAGATTCCCGCTATGTTCCCGTAGATGGGGGGCGACGGGGCGTATGTGGGCCATTCGCCGAGCTTCAACGATCGCACGCCGGGGCGGCTGGCACCGGAGATGGCGAGTTATCGCCTGCTCGTGCTGGCGTTCGTCCGCGACTACATCCAAACCTATTCGGTGAGCCCAAGCCAGAACGAGATCGCCAATGCGCTCGGCACTACGCGGACCCGGGTGCGGGACGCGCTGCGCAGCCTAGTGAAGGACGGCTTGCTGCTGAAGGTTTCCGGCGAGCGCGGCCTGAGACTCCCCTCGATGCGCGACGAAGCCGTGCGCCAGCTGCGCGAACTCGGCTGGACGGTCGACCCCCGGGCATCGAGCATCGCGCCGCCGGGCCAGGTTTCCACCCTGCATGGGCCGCCAGACCTCGACTATCCCGATCGCGGGGCTGCCAGTGGAGACAAGGATGGCAACCGGGGTGACAGGGGCTGAGAACAAGCGGCGCGCCGTGGCGCAGCAACAGCGACGCGAAGCGAATCACAACAGCTGGAAGCGCCGCCATCCCACGCTCGCCGCGGAGGAGCGGAAGCTAAAGCGGGAGAACCGCGCGGCCAGGCGCGACTTCGGCCACAAGCAGAACGGCACGGTGGAAACGCATCAGAAGGCCGCGCGCGCGCAGCAAGGCTCTCTGCTCCGAATGTACGAGGCGGGCCAATTGACGATCGAGCAGCTGGCCAGCAGCCAGTCGATCCGGGCAGTGGCGGAGCGGATCGGCGCCGATGTCGGGATCGGCACTGTCAGCCTAGAAACGCGCGTCGATCATGGCCGGCCGCATGACGGGGGCTTCTTCGAGCGTCTCGGCGCGGTGCGCGCAGAAGTCGCCTACGGCCGGTGGCGCGCCTCGATCGCCCGGAAGCGCGGCGGCGCGGCACCGGTGCTGGCGATGATCGTCGACGACATGAGCTGCAGCGAGGCCGCGCGGCAGTTTCGCATGCGAAAGGAGACCACGCGGGCCCGATTGCGCGACGCGCTGGATCTCTGGCCCGACTACATCGGCAAGGCCTGCGACGAGATCGACGAAGCGACCATGCTGGCGGCGCAAGCAGGGATCATGTGAGGCGGTCCGTTCGCTCCAGCCCAATTTTCACCCTCCCCAGATGTCACCGAAACGGCCAAATCCGACCCCGCGATAGTTGCGTCCGGAGCCCTCCTGGTTGCCGACGCGATGCCCGAGAAGGCCCGTTCACCCCATACAGCCCCGGGGTGAGCGGGCCTTTTGCTATGCGAAGGAGGCGCGCCCGATGCGAACGGCAGCAGCCCTTCATTTCCGCACAGATCGACCCACGATCGAGCAGCTGCTCGACCAGCAGGTGGATGCGCTGGACGGCCTGTTGGCCGAGGTTCGTCTCGGTATCCGCAACCAGCGCCATTTCGACGAGCTCGAGGAGCGGGCGACTGCGATCGGCGCCGATGTGCGCGGCGCCTTTAGGGATGGGCGGTGCCCATGATCGACCTGGCGGCCACAGAATCCATCGCGGACCAGGCCGAAGCCGAGGGCGGCCGATCGGTCACGGTCAGCGTTTCCTGGCTGCGCCAGGCGCTCCAGGAACTCCGAGATGGTCGCGCCGCCCAAGCGCGCCAGGGCAAGGTCTTCGCGAGCAGGAAGGGCAGGGCGCTGTGAAAGGCCCGAGCTTCGATCCCGCGATCGGCCGCAAGGTGCTGGCCGACCGCAGGCTGATCGACCAGCTCCTCGCACTCGCCGGCGGGCGCGGCCGCATGATCTGGCACAGCCAGCGCGCGTGGCAGAGCGGCACCTTCCGCGGCGCACGTCATGAAGTTTGCCTCGAGTTCGAGGGCTGCACCGAGATGGAGGGTGCCAAGCAGCTGATCGACGGCGTGGATCGCGGCCGTTTCGCTGTCCCCGGCGTGACGGTGATCGAAGCGCAAGTGGCTGAGAGCATGCACGTCGCGCACCCGCTCCGCCTCACGGTGACGGCCGAGCTTGTCACGCTCGAGGAGGATTGATGGATAAGCTTCGCCAGCCCCGCACGGTCGAGCAGGCCACCGCGCTATGCGAGAAGCTTGCCGAGCTCGAAGGTCAGATTGCCGAGATCGAGGCCGGCCGACAGGAATCGATCGCCGCGATCAACGCGCGCGCCGACACCGCCGCCAATGATCTGATCGCCCAGCGCGACGCGATCGCCGGAAAACTCGAGCCCTGGTGGAAGAAGGCCGGCCAAGCGCTCCTCGATGGCAAGCGCAAGTCGATCGAGCTCGGCGGGTGCATCATCGGGACCGGAGCCACGCGCAAGTCGCTGCAGATCCCGACAGACGAGGCGACCACGATCGAGGGGATGCGGAAGCTGCGCTGGGCGGCGCCGTTCCTTCGCCAGAAGTGGTCGATCGATCGGGCCGCGACGCTGAAGGCGCTCGATGGGAAGCACCGGGACAAACTCACGGCGCTCGGCTTTGGCAAGGCTGGTGGCGAGGACAGGTTCTTCGTCAAGCGTGCGGAGCAGGAAGGCACCAGGAGCGGCAGATGAAGCTGAGCATGCTGCCCATCGTGAAGCGCACGGCCGAGGCGCTCGTCCAAGTCGAGCTCGATATCGAAGTCGTCGAGAACAGCTTGTTCGATATCACTTTCGCCGGCCGGTATCAGGACGATGCGATGAAGGCGGCGGCCAAGGGCGCGATCCTTTCCGAACTGCGCGGACGCAAGGCGTCTCTCGAGCGCGATCTCGAGAGCTACGGCGTCGACGTCGGCGCGGGCTGATGCCGAAGCGGCCGCCGGTCTTCCGTCCTCCGGGCTGGCGGGAAAGGAAGCCGTGGCAGCTGCGGGACGGGCGCAAGGATCGCCGCAAGCGCGGCAGAGCCGGGATGCGCGAAAGAGCGCAGGTTCTGGCTGAGGAGCCGTTCTGCAGGTCCTGCCTGGCCGCAGGACTCCATGTGCGTGCCGCGGTGGTCGACCACGTCATTCCGCTCGCCTGGGACGGCAGCGATGAGCGCTGGAACAAGCAGGCGCTCTGCACCGCCTGCCACGATGCCAAGTCCGCTGCTGAGCGAACGAACGGTCCGCCGGCCGACATCGCGCGGCAAGCGGCGAAGCTGAAGGCGGACTGGCTGGCGTCGAGGAGCTGAGGCCTCGCGAGATCGGCCCCGGGGGGGGGGGAGGGTCGATTTCGCGAGGCGTCTCGCCCGGACACCGACGCTTTAAACAGATTTTCGCGTGGGCGATTTCAAAGGTGAAAAAGTTCGCGGCCGGGAACCGCGTGCGACAGGAGGGCGGGCGCGATGCCTCGAGGGGGCGCTCGGCCGAACAGCGGCCGCAAGCGGAAGGACCCGGCGTTGAAGGCGCTGACCGGGAACGCGCGTGCCGATCGGGAAAACGCAGTGGGCGAGCCGGCGCCAGTCGCGCCGATGATTTGCCCGCTACATCTCAGCGACCTCGCGCAGTTGCACTTCAAGTCAATCGCCGGGATCCTGGAGGAGCAGCAGCGCGCGAGCCCGCATTTTGCGGAGCATGTTGCGTTGCTCGCTCAACGTCTCGAGCAGATCCAGCGCTACCAAGCTGTGATCGAGGTCGAGGGCGACACCTTTACGAGTGAATCGGCCAAGAAGGTCGGTGACCGCGTGGTCGTCACGAAGATGGTCCGCGCGAGGCCGGAAGTGGCGATGCTGAACGAAGCGATGCGCCACGCGCAGTCTCTCCTGGCGGAGCTGATGCTCAACCCGGCGGCGGCGCTTCGCTTGGCGAGTGGTCACAAGCCGGAAGGCGGCTCCTTCGACGACTTCTTCTGAGGAGAACAGCATGTTTGGTTCGAGGCTCGGAGCGCTCGCGCTCGCCAGTTGCGCATTCGGTTCGATGGCGATTGCGACGCCGCCGGTGGCCATCGCGCCGGCCGACGAGACTACCGTCACGCCTGCGCGCAGAAAGCGCGCGCTTCGCGGCTTGCCCCCGCGGCACAACCGGCGCCGGTCGCGCGGGCCTCAGGCCCATCCAAAGCGCAAGCGCAATATGGTGACGCACAGCCGTCGCGTGCGGCGCAAGCGCAGGCGTGCCGCCTAGCCGCATGTGTCGGACCGCGACTATGCGGCGATTGCGCGGCAGTACGCCAGCGATGTCGTCAAAGGGAAGATCCCTGCCTGCAAGTCCATCCGGCTTCAGTGCGCGAGGTTCCTCGACGAGCTGAAGCTCCAGCGGAAGAAGGATTTCCCCTTCCGCTTCGACGCCGAGAAGGCGGCGCGCACCTGCAAGTTCATCGAGCGGCTGCCGCACTCGAAGGGCCAGTGGGCTCGCGCGAAGGAGACGCTGCGCCTCGAAGGCTGGCAGGTGTGGATCCTCGCCTGCACCTTCGGGTGGCTGCGGAAAAAGGACGGCCTTCGCCGCTTCCGGGTCCTGTTCGTGGTCGTACCGCGGAAGAACGGCAAGTCGGCGATCGCCGCGGGCATCGGCCTCTACATGTTCTGTGCCGATGGTGAGTTCGGCGCCGAGGTCTACTCCGGCGCGACCAACGAGAAGCAGGCGTGGGAAGTGTTCGGGCCTGCGCGCCTGATGGCGATGCGCACGCCGGCGCTGACGAAGGCGGCGGGGATCGAGGTCAACGCGAAGAACCTGGTTCGCTTCGCCGACAACTCGAAATTCGAAACGATCATCGGGGACCCTGGGGACGGTCAAAGCCCGAGCTGCTCGATACACGACGAGTACCACGAGCATGCGGACGACGGGCAGGTCAACACGATGCAGACCGGCATGGGCGCGCGCGAGCAGCCCCTGCAGGTCCTGATCACGACCGCCGGCGATAACCTCGCGGGCCCATGCTACGCCGCGATCCAGGAGGAGCGCGCCAAACTCGCGGGCGTCGGCCACAATGGCGGGCCGCCGCTCGACGACGAGACGTTCTTCGTCGAGTACACGATCGACGAAGACGACGACTGGAAGAGCGAGGCCGCACTCCGGAAGGCGAATCCGAACTACGACGTCTCGGTCAAGGCGGACTTCCTGCTCGCGCGCCAGCGCGATGCGATCGCCACGCCGCGCAAGGCCGGCGCGTTCAAGACGAAGCATCTGAACCTGTGGGTCGCGGCAAAGGCCGCCTACTTCGACATCGAAGCGTGGCGGCGCTGTCACGATCCGAACATTCCGGTGAAGGCAGTCGAGGCGGTCGAGCTAGAGCAGCTTGCCGGACGCCGCTGCATCGCGAGCTTCGACCTCGCATCCAAGGTAGACATTGCCGCGCTCGAGCTGCTCTTCCCGCCGATCGGCGGGAAGGCCACCGTCGACGATCCTTACATCCGGATCGGATTCTACTTCGTGCCGGAAGAGACGGTGCTGAAGGTCGAAGCGTACCAGAACTGGGACGCGCAGGGCCTTCTCAACGTCACCGACGGCGAGATCATCGACTACGACGAGATCTTCGAAGTGCTGCGCCAGGTGCGCGGCTTCTTCCAGCTCGAACAGGTCGCATACGATCCGCACCAGGCCACCTACCTGGTGAAGAAGATGCAAGACGAGGGCATCCCGGTCGTGGAGGTCCGCCCGAACGTCCTCAACTTCAGCGAGCCAATGAAGGAACTCGACGCGCTCACCCGCGCCAGGACGATCGCGCATGGCGGCTGCCCGGTCATGGAGTGGCAGATGAACAATGTCGTCGCGCAGGCCGACGCGAAGGACAACGTCTACCCGCGCAAACCGCGCGCGGAGGCGAAGATCGATAATCCGGTGGCGCTGATCGCTGGTCTCGCCGTTGCGATGGCGAAGGAGGAGGAACAAGTGCCGACTTCGCCCTGGGACGATCCCGAATTTTCGATTACCGGAGCCGAGGACTGATGGGGTTCTGGAGCCGGTTGGTCGGTCGAGGCTCGGCCGAGGAGACTGGCGAAAGCCGGTCGCTCGAGGATCCGAGCTACAAGCTGGGCGAGAACCCCGAGGCCCTCCTGCAGCTGCTGGGCGTCCTCGAGCGCAACAACGCGCTGCCCGTGGTATCGATTGAGGCGGCGCTGCAGGTGCCGGCGGTCTGGTCGATCGTCAACTTCCTCCCGCGCACGCTTGCGGCGCTGCCGTTGCACACGTTCGAGTCCGGTGAGAACGGCGAGCGCGTAGACGATCGGGCGGCACAGCTGCTCTCGTTCGCCCCCAATGAGGAAGAGACCAGCTTTGGCTGGCGGTGTTATCACTGGCACCAGGTGTTCACTGGCGGCCGCGGTTGCAGCTGGATCGAACGCGTAGGCGGGCGGCCGGTAGCGATCTGGCCGATGGATCCTGCGCAAACGCAAGTAGTACGCCGCGACGGCCGCAAGACCTACCGCTTCGACGGGCGCGAATACCCGGCGCGAGATGTGATCGACACGCCATTTTTGCTGAAGCGCGATCGCCTCGGCAGCTACAGCCCGATCGCCAAGTGCAACAAGGCAATCAGTCTGGCAATCGCCATGGGAGAATTCGCCGGCAGCTTCTTTAGCGGGGGTGGAATTCCGCCGCTGGCGCTCGAAGGTCCAATGCCCAGCGGTGTGGACGCGTTCAAGCGCGCCCAGGCTGACATCCAACGCGCGATCGACATGGCGAAGAAGGCGGGGATGCCGTTCTTCGGCATGCCGCCGGGCCATGCATTGAAGGCTATCGGCGTCGACCCGGACAAGGGCCAGATGTCAGACGCGCGCCTATTCCAGATTCAGGAGGTTGCCCGGATCTGGCAGGTGCCGCCCGTCTTCGTCGGCGATCTGTCGAAAGGGACATTCAGCAACACCGAGCAGCAGGATTTGCAGCTGGTGAAGCACCTGATCGGGCAATGGGCCAAGGCGTTCGAGGACGAACTCACTCTTAAGCTCTACGGTTGGCGCAATCCGCGCCGCCGAGTGAAGCACAATCTCGACGGACTTCAGCGCGGTGCCTTCAAGGATCGCGTCGAGGCGCTCGCCCGGGCAATCCTGACCGGGCAGCTGATGCCCGACGAAGCGCGCGCGCTGGAGAATCGGCCGCCGGATCCGAACGGCTACGGCGACAGGCTTTACGTGCAGCAGGCGACCGTGCCGCTCGGCGCTGTTCCGGGGCCAGGTCACAACGGCGGCCCGCCGCTCGACGAAGAAGAAGAGGAGGAAGGCGCCGATGCCGGCACCGAAAACTGAGGGCCTCGAGCTCCGGGCGTTCACGCAGCAGGCCGAGCTGCGGTTTGCGGCCGACGAGCAGGGCAAGCGCACCGCGACGGGGTACTTCTGCCTTGCCGATAACGTCACCGACATCGGGGGCTATTGGCAGGAGAAGTTCGCTCGCGGCGCTTTCGCCAAGTCGTTGCAGGAGCGCGACGTGGTCGCCCTTCACAGTCACAACGACGGTCGTCCGGTCGGCCGCAAGAGCCGCGACACCCTCAAGATCGAAGAGGACGATCGCGGCTACGCGTTCGAGAACGTCCTGCCGGACACCAGCGACGGTCGCGACCTCGCCGTCCAACTGGAGCGCGGGGATATCGAGGGTATGTCGTTCCGCTTCCGCGCGTTGAAAGAAGAGTGGGACGAAACCGTCGATCCTCCGATGCGCACGATCGTCGAGGCCGACCTCTACGAAATCACCTACACCGCATTTCCGGCGTACCCCGACACGTCGGTCGGTATGCGGAGCCTCGAGCACGCGCGCAAGGAGCGCCGCCAGCACAACCAGGCAGGCGCACTTGGGCGACTTGCCTCGCGGCGCATGAAGCTCGCCCAGCGCGACCGGAAAATCTGAGTTCCCGGGGTTCCCGGAGGTGGCGAAAGCGGCCCGCTTCTCGCCCTAGTTGCCCGCCCCTGGCGGGCTTTTTCATGTCCAGGAGAGACAGATGATCCTCACCCAGTACTACGAGGAGCGGGGCCAGCTGGTGGCCGAAGCCCGCTCGATCCTCGACGGCATCGAGAACGAGACCGACGAGACGAAGATCAAGGAAGCCGAACAGCGGCACGACATCGTGATGGGCAAGCTCGACGCGCTCGACAAGAAAATCGAGCGCGAGGAGCGTACTGCTCAGCGTGAGCAGCAGGAGGAGGAGCGCCGTTCTCGCCAGCGTCCCAACGGCCGCGACGGCACTGCCGGCGGCGTCGACGGCGGCGAGGACGAAGAGCGGAGCGACGAGGAACTCCAGGCCGAGTACCGTGACGCGTTTTACGCGGCGATCCGCGCCGGCGGGGAGCTGAGTGCGCTCGAGCCCGAACAGCGCGCCCTGTTGCGCCAGGGTTACGTGGAAAGCCGGACGCAAACGGCCGGTTCCGATGCGGCGGGGGGCTACACCGTCCCGACCGAACTCGCGAACAGGATCGTCGAGACGATGAAGGACTGGGGCCCGATGTACGACCCCGGGGTCACCGACGAGATGGTCACCAGTGGCGGCAATCCGTTCGACATTCCCACGAACGACGACACCGACAACTCCGCGGCCGCATTGGCGGAGGCAGCCGACCTGACGGATGACGGCAGCGGCGATCTGGAGTTCGGCGAGAAGAGCCTCGCCGCTTATGTCTATGCGACCCCGTGGCTGAAAATCAGCTTCGAACTGCTCCAGGACTCGGCGTTCAACATCGAGGCGTTCGTCGGCAGCAAGCTCGGCCAGCGGCTCGGCAGGATTGCCAATGCGCGGCTGACGGTCGGAACGGGCGCTTCGCAGCCCAATGGCATCGTCACCGCTTCGCCGCAGGGCAAGGTCGCCGCCTCCGCTGTCGCGATCGCGGCCGACGAGCTGATCGACCTGCAGCACTCGGTAAACGCAGCCTATCGCCGCTCGCCGAAATGCGGGTGGATGTTCGCCGACACAACTCTCGCTTCCATCCGGAAACTGAAGGACGGCCAGGGCAACTATCTCTGGCAGATGGGCGATGTCCGCGTCGGCGCTCCGGACCTGATCCTGGGCAAGAAGTACCACGTGAACGACGACGTGCCTGCGATTGCCGCAAGCGCCAAGCCGGTCATTTTCGGCGACCTCGGAGCGTACATGGTGCGCAAGGTGGGTCGGCCGCTGATTGGCACCGTGCGCGAGCGCTTCTGGCCGAAGGTCGGCATGGCAGGCCTCATCCGCTTCGACGGGGAACTGACCGACACCGCGGCGGTCAAGCACCTCGCAATGGCGGCTGCCTAAACGCCGAACGATCGGACCGGGCGGAGCGCGTGTTCCGCCCGGCCTTTCCTCGAGCGCCGGCGCGCCGGCTCTCCAGGAAGGGAAGGAGACACCCATGCGACTGATCATGCTCACCGGCCTGTCTGGCCCAGCCATCTGCTTGAGCCGTAACGATCCGCACGAACCGGACACGGACGCAGAGGCGATCCGACTCATCGATGCCGGCTACGCGAGGGCTGAAGATCCAGAGGAAGAGAAGGCTGCGCGGGTAGCGTTGGCCGACCCCGCGTCGGCCGCTGAGAAGGCCGCGGTCGACGCGAAGGCCGCCGAAGAGGCGAAGGCCGCCGAAGAGGCGAAGGCCGCCGAAGAGGCGAAGGCCGCCGAAGAGGCGAAGGCCGCCGAAGAGGCGGAGGCCGCCGAAGAGGCGGAGGCCGCCGAAGAGGCGGAGGCCGCCGAAGAGGCGGAGGCTCAGCGGGGCGCAGCCGAAACCACCGCAGCCAAGGCGTCAACCGCAAAGCGAGCGGCGAAGAAGAAGGCCTGAACATGGGCTGGGCCGCGCCGATCACTGTTGCGGCGCCGACGGCCGAGCCGGTGTCGATAGAGGAGGCGAAGGAATTTCTCTCGATCGGCGTCGACGAAACAGACTTCGACGCCCTTCTGGGCAGCTTCGTCACAGCCGCGCGCGAGCAGCTCGAGGCGGTCACCGGAACGCGCCTGGCAGAGCAAGTGCTCGAACTTCGCGCCGACAGCTTCGCGGACCTTGCTCGTTTGCCGATCGGCCCGGCGAGGGGAGTAACGTCGATCGCATACGATGACGCCAACGGCGTGCAGCAAGTGGTCGCCCCGGCCGACTATGAGCTGTTCGGTGCCGGCCTCGAACAGGGTGTGCGCCCCGCGTTCGGCAAGACCTGGCCCGCCGGCGCGCTGCGTGCCGGAGCGGTTCGGGTCACCGCTACGATCGGCTATGAACAACTTCCGAAGCCGCTCTGGGCGGCGCTGTTGCTCATGACCGGCGACCTTTTCGCGAACCGCGAGACAGTCACCTCCTCGGCGTCGACAAAGATCCCGATGTCGATGCAGGTCGACGCGCTGATCACGAACTACCGGATCTGGCTGTGACGCCCGCGGGCAAGCGCGATCGGAAGATCGTCATCGAGCAGCGCGTTCCGGATGGCGAAGACTCGATGGGCGCGCCGATCGAGAGATGGATCGTCCTCGCCACGCCGATGGCCCGGGTCTTCTATGGGCGCGGCGACGAGCGACGCGAAGCTGCCCGCGAAGGGGCGAGCCAGGCAGCATCATTCGTCGTCCTTGCCACCGCGAAAACCCGCATCGTGAAGCCAATCGGGTTCCGGATCATCTTCGACGGGGCAACCTGGGACATCACTGCAGCACCGCCAATCGGCCGCCGCGAGATCGAATTCACCGCAACACGGAGAGTATCATGAAGGTCAAGACGCTTCGCGCGCACCAGAACCAGTTCGGTACGAAGTTCTCGAAGGCGGAGGGCGAAGAGTACGAGCACCCGAGCCCCGTCGCTGACATCAAGTTCGGGTACGTCGAGCCGGTCGCCGCAGCGACAACGAAGGGCCACAGCCACGTCGATGGCGCCACCACTGGTGGCGACAGCAAGACGAACGGATCGGCCAAGAAAAAGTGATCGCCGGCATCCAGCTCGCCGGCACCGAGGAGGCGCAGGCGAACATTCGTCGCATCGCTGCCCAAGTCGGCGATGCTCAGATGCGCGACTGGGCAGTCGAAGCGCTGGAACCTGTGGCCGAGGAAGCGCGCGGGATCGTGCAGGTCGACCAGGGCACCGTTCGGGATGCAATCGAGGTCCGGGTGCGCCTTCCCGACGGCAGCGACCGCGAGTTCGACGGCAAGGCCGTCTTCGTGGGGGTCTTCGAACGCAACGCCTTCCACGCGTTCTTCCTCGAGTTCGGGACGATGCACATGCCTGCCTATCCCTTCATCACCCCGGCGTGGGACGCGCGGCAGGCCGAGGTTTTCGAGATCCTCGGCGAGCTGGCCGGACAAGCCATCGAGGGTGCGATCTGAGATGCGCGGCGACCTGCTGGCGCGGCTGCGCGCGGATAACGGCGTCGCTGCCGTAGCGGGCACGATTCCGCTTGGCGCCGGCACGCGGCCGGCGGTCGACTGGCTCGAGCGGCAGTCCGACGAGGCCAGCGCGTTTCCGGCGGCCGTGTTGCAGGTGGTCTCAGGCGCCGGCGAGTACGACCAGGACGGGCCGTCCGGCCTCGAGTTCCGGCGCGTTCGCATCTGGTCGCACGGACAAAGCCACGAAGAGGCGGATCGGCTGCGGCGCGCTTTGCGCGACGCGATCCAGGCGAGGGGCACCCACGGATCCACAAGGTTCGGGCCAGGCAAGCTGCTGCTCGAGCGCGACCTGCCGCCGGAAGACCTTCCGGGCGGCCTCAAGATCTATCGAATTGCCGAGGACTACGTGGTCCCGGCGGCGCCAGCATAGGAGACGAGTTATGGCTGAAGGCGACGGCGTACTGAGTGACGGCACCGAGCTCCACTTCACCGATCAGGGGGGCACGCTGACGAAGGTGAAGGGGCTGATGAATGTGAATCGGCCGACCCTGTCGGTCGCGAAGGTCGAAAACACCGACCACGACAGCGGCGGCACGAAGAGCTACATTCCGGGGCACGGCGACGTCGGCGAGCTGCAGGCCACGATCAAGTACGAGCCGGGCAGCCCGACGGACCTGCTGATTCTCGAGCACCTCGCCAGCAAGGAAAAGCGGCCGTTCAAGATCGTGACGCCGGAACCCGACGGGACGACGCAGGACAACACCGGCACGGTGTTCCTGATGACCTACGTCCCCGACAACGCTCCGTTGGGCGGCGTACGCACGGCGACGGTCACCGGGCAGCCCGGGCCGATCACCCAGGCCGACACGGTGGCGCCGTAATGGGCGCGCGCAGCAACCCGCTGAAGGGGGAAGCGGAATTCACCTACGGCGGCCAGGTTTTCCGCGTGTCGCTCAACAATCGCGCCTGGATCGAAGCCGAGGAGGTACTCGGATATTCGATGCTCGACGTGATCGAGGAGTTGAAGGCAGCGCTCGACGCAGGCCGCAATCCCAAGATCAAGCACATGGTCGCGCTGATGTACGGCGGACTGGTCCAGAACCATCCCGACATCACCGAGGACGATGCGCTCGACATGGTGTTCTCCGGCGATCCCGGGGTGAAGAAGGGCCTCCTCGCCGCGATCGCCGGCGCACAGCCGCCCGAGGTCACCGAGGATGACGACGAGGCCGAGACGGCGGGAAACGCGTCGGCGCCGGTGGCGGCCAAGGGTGGAACTGGGAAGAAGTCTTCCGCACCTGGTGCCAAGCCGGTTTCGACCCGCAAGGCTTCTGGCTCGAAACGCCGCGCTCGGTAATCCTTGCTCTCTGGGGCGCGCGGAGGCGGGCCCGAGAGGCGTACCAGGTCGCCATCACGAATGCGTGGCTGGCCGGCAAGCTCAGTCAGGCCGATCCGAGCCCCGACAAGTATCCGAAACTCGAGGACCTGCTCCGCGACGAGAAGCCGCGGCAGACGCCGCCAACGCAGGCTGAAGCGCAGCAGAATGCGCGGGCCTGGGGTGTGGCGCTGCAGGTGATGAACAGGCGGGCCGCGAAAGCGAGGGAGTGACGCAGATGGGCGTGATTGCCTCGCTCAGCGCTGCATTGCGCTGGGATCTCGACGACTTCGATCGTGGGACGGCCCATATCGAAGGGACGTTCGGGCGCATCCGGGACTTCGCGGTCGGGATTTCAGACGCAATGGTCGCCGCCGGCCGGCGCATGACGCTTGGCATCACGCTCCCGCTCGCCGGCCTCGCGACTTACACCGTCAAGGCCGCCTCCGACGCCGAGGAGCTGCAGTCGGCGTTCGACTATACCTTTGGCGCGATGGCCGAGACCATGAACGAGTGGGCCGTCGCCACCGGCGACGCCATGGGGCGGTCGACCCAGGAGATGCAGCAGGGTGCGCTTGCATTGGGTGCACTATTCAATGCTGCAGCGCCGACACGCCAAGCAGCGGCCGAACTGTCTAAAGAATTCGCGGTGCTCGCCCAGGATGCCGCGTCCTTTTTCAACGAGCCCTCCTACGACGCGGCTCTCGAGCGCATTCGTTCTGGGTTAGTCGGAGAAGCCGAACCGCTGCGGAAGTACGGCGTCTTCCTTTCGGAAGCGGCAGTCGAGGCAAAAGCGCTCGAGATCGGACTGATCAACGAGGGTCAGGCGCTCAACGAGAACGGAAAGATCATGGCGCGCGCCGCCCTGATCTCCGAAGCTCTAGCTGATGCAAAGGACGACGTCATCCGGACGTCCGACAGTCTTGCCAATCGGACGCGAGCGATGACCGCCGAATGGCAGGAGCTCCGCGTCGAACTGGGCGAGCTGCTGATACCGACGTTCAAATCGCTGGTCGAAGTCACCAAGCAGGCTGTCGTCTGGTTCAAGGATCTGCCGGAAGGGGTGAAGCGCGGAATCGTCACCTTCGCGATGTTCGCGGCCGCGGCCGGGCCGGTTCTGATCGCGCTCACGACGCTGGCGAAGGTCATACTGCCCCTGTTGCTGGTCAACATGGGACCGCTGTTCCTCGCCATCAGCGCCATCATCAATCCGCTCGGCACGCTAGTCGTGGTGGCGGGCAAGCTTTTCGTCGAGTTCGGCGGGATTGGCGCAGCTTTGTCGCGGCTGCTACCGCTCTTTCTCCGCTTCGCCGGACCGGTCGGCGCAGCGATCGCGATCTTCCTGCTGTTCAAGGACACGATCGTCGACGCGCTCGAGTGGGTGTGGGATTTCGCCAAGAAAGCTCTGGGCAACGAGATACAGGAGCATTTCTCGACGATGGCGAGCCTCGCCCGCGCACTCTTGCGCGCGTGGGACGCTCTGGCCGGCAGCAAGCTGGGCCAGGGTCTCGGCGAGCTGCTCGATATGGTTCGCGCTCTGGCCGAGTACCTGATCAAGTTCTTCGGGAGCGCGGTGGTGATCGCGATCGAGGTCGTGATCGACGCGCTGGTCTGGTTCCTCAACGTCGCGACCAACGTCATCAATGCGATCGCGGCGCTGATCGATGGCGACTGGGCCGGCGCGTGGTTCCATATCGGGAAGGTCGCAGGTGACACGATGCTGTTGCTTGCAGACTGGATCGATTGGATCGTTCCGCAATTGGCGTTTTTTCTTCGCATGATGGCTAAGGCCTTCGGAAGCGAAATGCCGAAAATCGGTGATGCGCCTGGCAACAGCAACGAGCCGGCGAACGTGGGCAGTGGTGGAAACCCTTACGCGGACGGAAACTATGCGGCCCCCGGCAGCGGCTCGACCAAGCGTCGGCGCGGTAGATCCGGACCGACCGAAGAAGAGCTCGCCGATCGCCGCGAAGAAATCCGGCTTGAGCACGAGCTCGCCGTTGCACGCGAGCGCGGCGATATCGAGGCTGTCCGCCGCCTCGAGCGCGAACTCGACCTGAAGGACCAGATCGATCGCTACGAGCGCGCTGGCCTCGACAAGGCGCAAGCCCGGGCGGCAGCCGAGAAGAACTTGCTCGAGCTCGACCAGGCGCGAGCGGAAGCGCGCGCGATAGAGATCGCCCAGGACGAACGCTCGTTCGACATGCAGCTCGCCGAACTGCGCGGCGACTATGAGCACCTTCGGGCGCTGGAGGACGAGGAGTTTCTCGAGAAGGAGATTCTCAAGTTCCGCAACCAGAACCTCGAGCTGGCTGAAGCTGAGGCGAAAGCCCAGCAGCGGCTCCTGAACCTCGAAGAGGCGCGTGCAGAACAGTCGGCCCGTAGGGCGGCCGACGCGGCGCTCGCCCACGACATCGAGCTCGCGCGCCTTCGCGGCGACTTCGACCAAGCCGACCGCCTCTACGAGCTCGGACGCATCCGCGATCGCACGAATGAGCTGCGCGCCGATGGCATGAATGAGGCGGATGCTCGGGCGCAGGCGATGCGCGAGGCCGCCGATCGATCGCAGGCGCACCTGCAGGGAAGCTTCCGCGATGCTTTCCGGAGCGGCCTTCGTGCGGCGCTCGACGGGGATCTGAAGGGCTTCTTCAAGAACTGGCTCGAGGATGCGAGCTTCAACGCTCTGTCCCGCGTGCTCGACCGCCTGGCGGACAATCTCGCGAACCTGATTTCCGGCCAGCGCGGAGGGGGTTTGCTGGGCTCGATCTTCAGCTTCGTCACCGGCGTTGCGGGCGCGGTCGGCGGTGGTTCCGCGCACGGCGTTGGAAACGCTGTTGGTAGCGGTCACACCAACAGCCTTCCGCGCTTCAACACCGGCGGTTGGGGCCGAATCAAGGGCTTCTCGGGCATCGACCAGAACGTCCTGTCACTCAACGGCAATCCGATCGCCCGCGTCAGCGACGGCGAACTGCTCAACGTCAGCAAAGGTGAGCCGGGCGGCAGTGGTGGCGGCGAGCTTGTCGTGCGTCTCGGGCCCGGGCTCGAAGCCGAGTGGTTGAGAAAGAGCGCGGGGCAAACGGTGGAGATCATGAAGGCCACGATGCCCGGCATGATGGAAACCACCTCGGCCAAGACGCGGCGCGATGCCGCTCGGCCGGTGACACCCGGAGGTCGTACCGGCTGATGGCGATCGTTCCTTACCCGGCACTCCCCCAGCATCAAGTGGTGGAACTGCAGCCGATCGCCGGGGCGTTCATCAACACGTCCGTGCTCTCGCATGCCCGCCAGGCGAACGATCTGGGGTATTCTTGGTGGGTGGCGAGCGTCACTGTCGCGGCGATGGAGATCGCCAGCGCGCGCGCCTGGAGACTTTTTTTCGGCCGATTGCGGGGGCCGGTGCACAAGTTTCGCGTGCCGGTGGTCTCGGCCCCGCAGCATAGTGGCAGCTTCACGGCGCGGGCGCAGGGTACGGGCAGCGGGTACTCCCTCGTCACCGATGGCTGGCCTGCTTCGACCACTCCACTGCTGGGCGGCGACTATGTCACGGTAGGCGACCAGCTGATGGTCCTGGATGCGGACGTGAACGTGGATGCCGCTGGCGTCGCGAATCTCCAGTTCCATTCCCCTTTGCGGGGAACCGTGGCCGACAACACCGTCATCACGACGAAGTGGCCGTTCCTCATGGCCTACCTGCCCGAAGGCTCGCCTGCGCTCGCGCTGAACACGGCGCAGCTGCAGGAGGGCTTCGGCTACTCCGCGATCGAGGCTTACTGATGGACGCCGCGACGCTGCAGGCTCTCGGCCAGGAAATTGTCTACACCCAGTGGTTTGCGTGGATCGACATCGTCGACGATCCGCTGCGCGCGGTCAGCGGGGTGCAGGATATCGCCTTCGCGCCCGGAGATACCGGCGATCCGGACCTGGACGGCCACACCTTTCGCGCGATCCCGAGCGATCTGATCGACGTCAGCGACGTGCAGCACAGCGAAACCGGGTCCGAGACGGTGACCGCGCGGCTATCGGGCCTGCCGATCGAGAATGCCGATCTGCTCGACATCGTCGGGCAGAAATCGAAGTGGCGAAAGCGCGAGGCGCGCCTGTGGTTTCGCGTGCTCGAGCCGGTGGCGTTCGGTGCCGGCGGGCAGCCGGTGCAGTTCCAGCCCCTGCCGATCCACCGCTATTACAGCGGCTTCCTCGTCAACATGATCGTCGAGACCGGCGACGACGCGCAGACCATCATCGCGAGCATCGAGAACTATCAGGCCGCGCTGAGCGAAGGCTTGGGCCTGACCTACCTGCACCAGTCCGAGTTCGACCCCGGCGATCGCAGCGCAGAGCAGACGCTCGCGGCGGCGAACGGGATGCGGAAGGCCGGTGTGCGCGGCGGGCCCGGCGGTGGCGGCGGGGTGCCGTGGCGCCGTTCGCGTGAGGTCCACAAATGAGCGCGCGCCTGCCGAATTGGGAGAACCGCCTGGCGGCAACGGTCGCGGAGTGGCGCGCGCGGCCGTTCCGGTGGGACCGCGACTGCGCGCGGTGGGCCGCGGCCTGCGTGATCGCGCAGACGGGCGAAGATCCGCTCGCCGATCTGCGCGGCCGTTATCGAACGAAGCGCGAGGCTCTGCAGCTTCTTGCGGAGAAACCGATGCGCGATCGCCTCGACGAAAGGCTGCCTCGGGTCCACTCGGCCTTCGCGCAGCGCGGAGACGTCGCGCTTGCGCAGGACAGCTGCCTGGGCGTCGTCATGGGGGGCGAGGCGCTGTTCTTCTCTGCCGAGGGCGGGATGATCGCGCTGCCGCGCAGCGCGTGGTCCGGTGCCTGGGGAGTCGGGCGCGATGGGTAAGGTCGTCTCCGGTGCCCTGAAGGTGCTCGCCATCGGCGCGTCGATCGCAGCGGCGGCGGTCACCATGGGCGCCTCGCTCGGCATTTCGGCCGCGCTGCTCTCGGGCGTCAGCCTGGTGGCGGCCACCGGTGCATCGCTGCTCGCCAAGCGTCCCGATGCGCTGCAGTCTTCCACGCAACTCGGCCGGCTCCAGGCGCGGCTCGATACCCAGGCCCCGCGCAAGATCGTGCTCGGCCGGACGGCGATGCCCGCTGACATCCGGTACTACGAGGGCAGCGGCGAGGACGAGGAGTACGTCGATTACATCCTGGCCGTTGCGGCCCACCGCGTCGGCTCGATCGATGAAATCTGGTTCGAGGATTCGCTGGCCTGGAAGGCGTCTGGCGGCGTCCAGGGCGAGTACGTCGGCTACCTCACATCGGTGACGACGCGGCTTGAAGGCACGGCCGCGAACACGATCGCGATCAACGGCGGCGCGCGCTGGGGCAGCGACGATCGTCTGACCGGCTGCGCTTACGTGCGCCTGCGCGTCAAGCGTTCCGGCAACAGCGACGACGAGCAATCGCCGCTGGTCTCCGGCCTGCCCGGGCGGGTGACGATCGTTGGCGACGGGATGCCGATGTACGATCCGCGGTTCGACAGCACCGCGGGCGGGGTGGGGTCGCAGCGCATCGACGACCAGGCCACCTGGGGGCCGACCAGCAGCAACCCGATCATCCAGGCGCTCAACGTCCTGCTGGGCTGGCGCATCAACGGCAAGCTCTCGGTCGGCGGCGGGCTTCCGCCGAAGTACATCAACCTGGACAGCGTCATCACCGCGGCGAACATCTGCGACGAGCCGATCGCGCTGGCCGGCGGCGGGACGCAGCCGCGCTACCGCACGGCAGGCGCGTTCTCGACCGACGACGCGCCGATGGCGATCGTGGGCGCGCTTCTCGCCGGGTGCGCGGGCGACCTGATCGACAGCGAAGGCCAGCTGACCTTCCTGATCAAGACGAACACGCTGGCGACGCCGGCAGTCGTGTTCGACGACCACGATGTGCTGAGCGCCGGCACCTGGGATCCGATGGGCGGCGAGACGAACCTGGCCAACGTGATCGCCGGGACGTTCACCGATCCCTCGCCGAATGCGCTCTATCAACCGGCGCCTTTCCCCTCGGTCTCGCTGGCGAGCGAGGACGGGATCGAGCGCACGGCGCCGCTCGACCTCGGCGTGGTCGAGAACGCGCCGCAGGCCGAGCGCCTGGCGAAGCAGACGCTGCAGCGGATGCAGTACCCGGGCACCTGGTCGGCCGAATACAACCTAAAGGCGATGGCGGCCAAGGTCGGCGGCATCGTCTGGCAGACCTACTCGCCGCGCGGATGGGTCAACAAGCCGTTTCGGGTGGTGCGGCAGAAGCCGAGCCGAACCGGGCGGATCGCGCTCGTCCTGCGTGAAGAGAACGCGGCGATCTACGCGTGGGAGGCCGAGGACACGGCCGCGGTGCAGGCGGCCGAGCCGGTGCGGTTCGACCCGCGCAACGCCGGGCCGATCCTGCTGGCGCGCAAGGCGTCGGAGACCGCGAACTGGTCCAGGGTCAAGGACGACGACGGCCATCGGCCGGAAGACGACGCGACCGTGGGCGCGCCGCCGGGGACGCCGGTGGGCGACCGCCCGGCGGAGCAGGTGACCGGGACGATCGACACGCACGAAGCGCAGATCGCCGCGGCGGAGCTGGCGATCGTCGAGCACGAGAACCAGATCAACGAGCTGTTCGACGTCTACGGCGACACTGAAAGCGCCGCGGCGAGCGCGGCGGCAGCGGAAGCGGCGAAGGCCGCGGCCGAGCAGCACGAGCTGAACGCGCTGGCAGCAGAGCAGAACAGCAAGGATGCGCGCGACGCTGCGCTGGCGGCCGAACAGGGCGCGACCGACCAGGCGGGGCTCGCGACCAGCGAGCGTCAGGGGGCCGAGGTGGCCCGTGCCGCCACTGAAGGGTTCCGCAACGAAGCGTTCACGGCAATGGAAGGCGCAGAGGATGCGTCGGCCGTGGCATCGGTGCAGGCAGGGCTGGCGACCGAAGCGCGGAAGAAGTCGAACGCGACCATCGCTGGCACCTTTCCCGAAGTGCTCGACCCGTCACTGCTGAACGACCTGATCGCGCCGTCGGGCAGTCCTTACGAAGTCGACAGCATCGAAGACGTGCATCCGTCGTGGATCGACGCGGACCGCAAATCGGTGACGCCCGAAGTCGGCTGGAACCAGATTGGCCTCAACGGTCTGTTCCGCTTCGAGGAAGGGAGAACCTACAAGCTCTATGCCGACGTCGAGATTGTGGCCGACGGCGGGCAGGCCCAGGTTCGGACAGCGTTCTACGGGCGCACGCTGGGAGAAAACTACGAGAGCACGGGCAACCTCGCGCTGCATGGATCCCATTTTCTCGATCTCGCGCAAGGTCAGCGCGGAATCTTGGAGGCGGAATATACTCGCGTCGGCGCGCTCGATCCCAGCGTGGTCTGGTGGCGGCCGGGGATCCTCATCAATCGACTGACTGGATCGGCGGGCGACCTGCCGGGCGCACAGACACGCATTCATTCCCTCTGGGCGAAGGACATCACCGAAAGCACGAGGGCTGAAGGTTCGGCCCAGGCGTCTCAGGATAGCGCGGTGGTTGCTGCCGCCGAAGCGAGCGATGCCGAGCAGTCGGCGTCTCTGGCGGCGTCGGAGCGGAGCGCTGCCGAGACGGCGCGCAGCGAAGCGCAAGGTTTCCGCAACGAGACTTTCACCGCGCGCGATGCTGCCGAAGGGTCTGCAGCTTCGGCCGCGGCTTCCGAAGTGATCGTGTCGGAAACGAAGAACAAGGCCGACACCGCCCTGGCGGCTTCGTTCCCCGAAATCTTCGATCCCGCCCTGCTAGGCGTCGGGGCGAGTTCGCTGCCCTGGGATTTCCCGTCGTTCGAGCGGGATTTTCCCTCTTGGATCGCGCCCGACAGGCTATCTGCAACCATTCCCACGGGAAGATACACCGCCGACACGCGCGGCATGTTCCCCTGCATCGTGGGCCGGGTCTACGAACTCGTCGCTGACGTGGAGATTGTCTCCGAGGGCGGGGAGTCGGGGGTCTACTGTGGCTTTTACGGCCGCACGTTCAACGAAGATTTCGAATATCAGAACGCGCAGGGATGGAACAACTTCCCCGGCGGCAGCGCGACTGTGCCGGAGGGCGGGCGGCAGACGCTCACCACCACGCTGAACGTAACGTCAGGATACGCGGCATATTCATGGTTCCGCCTGACGCTGCTGGTCAACCGGATGCCCGGTTCCACGACCGGGAATCCCGGCGCCCAAACCAAGCTGCACGCGCTCTACATCAGGGACATTACGGAGAGCACAGACGCCGCAGCGTCTGCGACTGCCGCCGCGTCCAGCGCGTCGACCGCCACGACCAAGGCCAGCGAAGCCGAGGGATATTCCGCTACGGCGACGACCCAGGCCGGGATCGCCGTCGACGCCAAGAATGACGCCGAGGCGGCCGCGGGCGTCTCGACGTCCGAAGCCGCGGTTGCCACTGCCGCCGCATCCGCCGCCCAGCACAGCATGTCGGTGGCCGCCAGCATCGGCCAAGGCTTCCTCGACCCGAACGCCGGCTTCGACGACTATCCCGGCTCGGCAGTCGGTAGCCTGCCCGTGGGATGGACGAGCTGGTATGGCGGATCGCAGATGTATCGCGTGGACGACCCGCAGGGCGGCTATGCGCTGCGGCAACCGGCTGGGCCCGGCGACCAGCGCGGCGTTGGGTCGGCCGTCAAATCCCCTGCTGGCACGATCAAGCCGGGGGACTGGTTCGTTCTCGAAGGCGACCTTTTGCTGAACAGCGGCACGCTCTCCGGCGTCGCCGTCTACATGCCGATCTACGATGCCGCCGGCGCTGTCGTCAGCACAACGGTTCGCGGCAAGTTTCTCGACACGTTCGGCAGCGGCATGCCGGGCAACGTCTATCGCCTCCGGCAATTGGTGCAGATCCCGGCGTCGTGGACTGCCGCCTCGCGGCACTACATCGCGGCAATGGGGCACTGGCCCGGCGGGGGCGACATCTCCGCTGCCAACGACGTCACCTGGTTCAAGTGCGGCGTCCGGCCGGCGACCGAGGCCGAGATTGCGACGGCCACTACGTTGCCGGCCGTGGAGGCGAGCGTGTCGACCAATGCCTCGGCCATCGCGGATCTCGACAGCGCCATGGCATCGCTCGAAAGCGAGGTCAGCGCCCAGGGCGTGACCGTAAGCGAGCACTCGACTGCGATCAGCGCGGTCGAGGGCGACGTCGCCGCGATCGCTGGCCGGTGGGGCGTCGTGATCGACGTCAACGGCAACATCGTCGGGCGGGTGCAACTGGATGGCACCGCGGAGACGAGCGAGTTTTCGGTCGCGGCCGATTCCTTCAAGGTGACCAAGCCGGGCGGCGGGGCCGGCATGACGTGGGACGTCGATTCGAACGGCCGCCCGACGCTGCTGGTCGATGACGGCGCTGGCAGCACGGTCGAGATCGGGTGGCTGTCGTGAGCGGGTGGGGTCTTCGCATAAGGCGGCCGGGCCTGTCCGATTTCGACAGCGCCACGATCGTGGGCCGCATCCTGGGACGGATCACGGTGTCGGACGATGGCTCGCTGAGCAACTCGGCGTTCGCCAGCGGGGAGCCTCGGGCGATGGTTTCTGGCGGGGTCAGCCAGTTCAATGCGACGCCGCCGCCCGAAGTCACCTTTTCGGGCAACACGATGTCCTGGACCTACCCGACGCCCGCGCCGGGGACCGAACGGCCGACGGTCACGATCATCTACTGGGTGCAGTGATGGCCGGCTGGGGGTTCCGATCGCGCAACTCGGCGACCGGCTCGATCCAGATCGACGGCGAGAACCCGAACATCGCCCTGCTCGGCAAAGGCACGATCACCACCGGCCCGGTCGAGCCGTCGAGCGGTGTCCACAGCGTCGGCTCAATCTCGGTCGCCGGCGAGCCGGGGCAGGTGCCGCTCATCGCCGTTCGCTGCAACGCCGCGGTCGCCCTGGCGAGCAGCAGCTACGACGGCGGCAGCGGGCAGTGGACGTTCCAGGTCGTCGCCAAGGGCGCCGCGCGAAGCGTGGCCTGGTACGCGTTCGGCGAGCCGGCCGCGATTGCCGCCCCTGGTTGGGGCGTGCGGATCAAGAAGGCCGGCACGGTGATCTGGGATACCCGCGACAAGCCCGCCGTCGTGGTGGGCGAGCTCCACGGCATCCGGGGGGCGACCTACCCCTCCACGAGCTTGCCGGCCGGGAAGACCTACGCCCTGCTGATGGCCATGACGGCCGAGAGCAAGACACAGAGCGTCACCAACACCGGTTTCAACAGCTATCGGATCGAGAACATGCACGATCGGATGGGCTGGTCGCTCAACGGCGCGTCGGTCGCGTCGGAGAACATCCGAACCCTCTACACCAGCGGCGATTACAGCGTGCCGCCGGCGCCGCCGCCGCCCGGATCGTGGCACATCGAGAGCAAGCGATATCACTGCCTGTTCCTGGACGTGACGGGCTTCTGAGCAAGGAAACGACGATGACCGAACAGACGGTGGAGCCGCTGAATGAAGAGGAGCGGGCCCAGCTCGCCTGGCTGCAATACCGGCAGGCGATGGCGGACTGGCAGACCGGCGAGGACGCACGACTGGCCGAGCTGGCAACGCTCGCGCCGGTGGTTGCCGCGCTGGGCGATCTCTCCTCGATCGGCGCGCTGGTGGAAAGCCTCGAAACCGCGATCGACGACCTCGCCGATGACAGCGCGACGCGCCTCTCGCGGATCGTGCGTATTCTGCGGGTCGATGGGCTCAGGCTCGCCAGTCGGCATGCGCAGCTGCAGCAACCTGCCCCCCAGCCCGAACCGCCGAGCGTGCCGGAACCGGCCGAATAGGGCGACCGAAGCGAAAACCAAATCGAAGGCATCGGCGACCCGCCGATCGAGGAGACGCGCCATGAATCCCCACGAAGCGCTGAGCGCCAATTTCACCCTGGGCGAGATGATCCGGTCCCAATCGGCGGTGCGGAAGGGCATTCGCAACGTGCCGGGCCCGGCGGAGATCGTCGCGCTGCGGCTGCTGTGCCAGAAGGTGCTGCAGCCTGTTCGCGACCACTACGATCGGCCAGTGGTCGTCACCAGCGGCTATCGCTCGCCGCGGCTGAACACGGCGATCGGCGGGAGCCGGAGCAGCCAGCACTGCAAGGGCGAGGCGGCCGACTTCACGGTGCCCGGCGTCAGCAACATCGAAGTGTGCCGCTGGATCGAGCGGAACCTGAATTACGACCAGCTGATCTACGAATTCGGCGAGAGCGGCTGGATCCACGTCAGCTACTCCGCGCACCGGATGCGCAACATGGAACTGAGCGCGAAACGCATCGGCGGTCGCACCCGCTACCTGCCCGGCCTTCGGACCTGAGGAAACACGCATGGAAAACTTCAACTGGTCCGACTGGCTGACCTCGGCCGGTTACACGCTGCTGGCCGCGCTGGGCGGACTGCTCGGCTACATCATGCGCGAGCACGACAAGGGCAATCCGCTGAACGGCTGGCGTATGGCGGCCGAGACGGCCGGCTCCGGCTTTGTCGGCTTCCTCGTCATGCTGCTGTGTTTCGCGATGGGCTTCGACCCGCTGTGGAGCGGGTTCATCGTCGGCGTCTTCGGCTGGCTGGGCGCGAACGTCTCGATCCGCCTGCTTGAACGGTTCGTCTACGAAAAGCTCGGGATCAAGCTGCGGGAGAACACCGACAAGCGTGTCGAGGCCGCCAAGGCCCGGGAGACAGACCTATGACCAGGATCTTCAATGCACTCGCGCCGTTCCGCTCGCACATTATCGCGATGGTCGGCGTTCTCGCCGTCTGCGGCATCGGCGCCGCGATCATCGCCTGGCAGCACATCCAGGCGCAGAACCGCACGATCGAGGCGAAAGACGCGCGTATCGGCGATCTCGTTTCGGTCAACGACCGATGGGCCGCCTGGGCCGCGCAGCAGCAGCGCCTGCGCGACCTGGAGCAGCGCAACACCCGCCTGCTGCAGGATCAGCTCGCCGCGATCGAGCAGGCCTCTGCCGCGCAATCCGAACAACTGAGGGAACTGGAGGCGTCCAATGCCGAAGTCAAAGAGCTGCTGGGCCGCAAGCTGCCTGCTGATCTTAGGCGCGTGCTCGAAGGTCGGTGATGTCGAGTCCGCGCCGCGGGAGGCCTACCGGGGCATCCCGGCGGGGCTGATGGCGCCCTGTGTGGTGGTCGATATCGCGCTCGATACGGTCGGCGATCTCGTTGCGAGCCGCGAGCTGTACAAGGCAGGGTTCGAGGCCTGTGCGGCGAAGGTCGACGCGATCCGGGAGCATGATGCGGAGGCGCGGGCGGCGGTGGCGGATGACTGAGATTCTCGCCTCGCCCCGGACCTAATCCCTGTTCCGGGCTTGCCTCGTTCAACCCAGAGAAAGGGTCGGGTGATGGACCAGCGAGGTAGCAACTCCGACGAGGACGCGGGTTGGTTCCGCGGAGAGTTCGCGTTGATCGGCCTACTGGTGATCTCGCTCAGCGCGCTTGCGCTGATCGGCCTGCTCGCGAAGGCCGGCTAGGGGCCGTGGACATAGGGGCGTTGCAGCTGGTTCGAGGTATTGTACTCCCCGATCATCGCGATCCCGTCGTAGCCGAACCGCGTGGTCGCGCCGCCTGGGGTCAGATCGTCCACCTGCCACAGCCGACCGAGCGGATCGTAGACCATGCTCGCCACGCCCGTGAGCCCGGTGAGCAGGTTCTCGCTGGTATAAGCGAACGTATCGGTCCCCGAGTTGGTCAGGTTGCTGCGTGTATCGTAGGACAGTGTAACGCCGCCTGCGCTGGTCAACTGGTTGCGGCCGTTGACCGTGTAGGTCCGGTCGACATTGTAGAGCCCGTCGAACGCATAGGCATCGTTCGACTGTGTGGTCTGCGTCAGCTACCCCGCGGGGTTGTAGGTAAAGCCGCGAGTGTTGTCGGCCGATGTCCCGGCCGTTCGCCGCAATCGACGACAGCCGCCCCACAGGATCGAACGCCACCGCCTGGCTTGCGCCGTTGGCGAACGTCACCCCGGTCGGCTCGCCTTGCGCGTTGTAGCCGCAATCCCGATATCATTCTTGATTCCGAGAAAATGTATAGTAAAGCGCATACGCGCTGGAAATAAGAAATGCAATTAATGATGCAATAGTCATTACTAATGAAATTATAGACGTTGGCTTATCAATATTTAATGATATTAGGGATATATTTAATGATGCGGATGATATTGCGACAAGTATGAATATCCTTCTCAATGCCATTGGTATCAGCCTGCCTGATAGGAAAAAAATTGCGGCACAGAAGGGGAGAATCGTGATATAGGCATATCCTGGTGTAATGCGCTCAACCTGTACGCCAGCAACCATTAATAGGAGAACAGACGCCCAAAGAGTTAATATTCGTTTTACGAGATACAAAGGTCAGCACCCTTCCTTTGGATCAAATACGGTGTCATCTCCATACACTTGGCTGAACAATTCGTCCAAAAGTGTGTCGACGACATTTTGCTCGTTCTTATTTAGAAAGTCCCCTGAACGAAGGGCCTTTGGCCCATTTATCATTCCTCTTATTGCCCTTCCTCCAAAAATACCGGCAAGTGCTCGACCAACCGTCAATGGTGTGCCGACCCCGTTAGCATGATCCTGAGCTGCTTGACCGGCCGTGCCAGCAGCACCTCCAATACCAGAGATCACAAGCCCAGGGACTGCACCAGCTAGAGCGCCCGGCGCCCCCCTAGGCCCGGCTCCGCTTCCAACTCTCGCTTGTGCGCTCGATCTCGACGGCGCCTGAATAGGGCTGGCATAACTGCCGCGCCTCTCTGACCGAGCCGTGTTGCCACACACCCTGATCCTCGGCGCGCAGGATCACCGGCATCCGATTATGAACATCGGCGGCCTCGCCGCCAGCATCGGTCATGACCATCGAATAGCAGTCGCCCCATTCCTCGCCCGTGCGCCATATCCCGGCGACGGCGAAGACCGGCTGGTCGGGCAGGCTCATCCAGGTCCGGGTCATGGCGCCCCTGGGCCCTTCCGCTTCGGCCCAGGCGGTCAGCGGAATCAGGCAGCGCCGCTCCTGGAAGCTGTAGCGCCACATGAAACTGTCGAGCTTGTCGGTGCGCGCATTGTTCACCGGCTTGGGCTTAAGCGGCTGACCGGTCTTCTTGCTCTTGAGCACCAGCGGAAAGCCCCAGACCATCGAACGCAGCCGGCCCTCGGCCACCACCAGCCCAGGGTAACCGGGATAGACTTCCTCGGCCGCGTTGCCGGCAGAGTTTTCGACGTCGAAGAGCCGGGCGATCTCGTCGTTCGAGCTCTTGATCCGGTAGAGATTGCACATGGAGCCAGCTTATCGCGATCGCCGGCTCAGCGCTACGGGTGCCGCACGACGTCGGCGTTCGTCGGCCGCTCGCCGCAGATCTCGCAGCGCAGTCGGGCGATCAGCTCGTAGAATTTCAACGTGCCGGGCAGGCGGTGGAAGCGCGTGAACTCGCCCACCGGATAGGTTGCGCGCCGGCCGCACCGGCAGCGGATGCGCAGGAACGCATGCGGCTGGAACGCGATCGGATCGATCGGCTTGGGGCTGGAGTAGTCGGCCATATCGCACTGTCGGGCTTGCGGTTTTGTTCCGCCTCTGTTCTCATTGGCGCATGGGAATGATTCGCGCCAGTGACGAGGAAATCGAGACCGCTCTGCACATCGCGGTGACCACCGCGCCCAACTATGTGCTGCGGGAGGTGTTTGCCGGGAAGTTCGATCGCGAGCGCGCGGTCGAGACGATCGTTCAGCGCGTATTCGCGGCGCTGCGCCGCTACGAATTGATGCGGGAGCCGCGCGCCGAAGAGATCGCCCGGCCGATTCTGCCGCTGTTTACAGATGATCGGCCGACCGCGGCCGAGGTGCCGTCGTTATTCGAGCACGAGGCGGGCTAGGTAGACGAGGAACGATAGCAGGCCGATCAGGCTGAGCGCGAGCAGCAGCGCGAACTCAACCCGCGTCTTCATCCAGTGGCCACTGGACTGTTCGACAACCATCGAGGAGATCAGCGGCAAACGATGTGCTCATACCGCGGCCAACCGCTGAACCTGGCGCGCTTGACGTGCTTTCGGCCGAGCTTCCGACACTCGTATCGCGTCAGATTCTCGGCAAGGATCTTCTCGGCGCCATCGTTGATGCCCACCAGCGTCCAATCTGCGCGATACTCCGGCATGGAGGCACAGGCGCTCAAGCACAGGGCGATGGAAACTATGCTGATCGATTTCATCGTTCGGTCTCCCCCTCCACGGAACGCTTAGCACATTCGCGCCGCGGACCAGATTGTCAGCCGTAATCAGGGCTCGCTTCTAGCGCCGCTTACCACCAGCACGGGAGACCAGGCCGACAGTTGCCGCGAAAATGGGGGTATCACTGGGGGTATCAAGCAGCCTCCGCCGACCGCTCGAGCGCAGATTTCTGCCACTCTAACACTCGACCGGGGCGGAGGGGTTATCCGCCGTGGTGCGTCTAATCCTACAGCTTGATCACTCTTCCGTTGACCGCGATTCGTGGTCCCGTTCTGCCCCTTCTTTCCGGCAAAAGCCCCTCCGCAATCAGCTCACCCACTCTAAACGCCGCTGCCCTCGTAACCCACGAAAGCGCGGCCACTGCTTCGAGGGCTGCGTCCAGCTCAGCGGATTTCAGCTGCTGGTTCCGCTTTGCGTCCCAGCCCTGTGGCAACCCGCTCGAGTCCACCCCCCAGAGGGCGTGCAGGTTCTGATGCCGGCGAACCAGGATGCCCGCCTGTTCGGTATCTATGCGGACTGCGAGCTTGTGCAGCTCTTCATCGAGTGGCTCTGAGATGTCGAGCAACGACTTGGCCAGCTGCTCGAAGGGAGTCTGTTCGAGGCGTAGCCATTCGGGCGTAGAGAGCCCTTTCACACCCTTGATCGCGATGGTCACTCCCCATTTGCACTGGGCTTCCAGCTGGGCGAGCAACCCCAACTTCGCAAGATCTCTGTCACTAAGTACGACATCATGACCCGACCTCGGACGCCAGCTCCTCTCCTCGTCGGTCATGGATCATCGCCCCAGTATACCGCCAGCTCACCCTCACGACCGGCGCTGCCACCACACCTTAATCGAACCGACTATTAGCAGAGGTTTTGATGCTCACCAACGCCGCGGCGAAAGCCGCCGGCGCGCATTCGCGCGCATATAAGCTGTTCGACGGCGGCGGGCTGTTCCTGCACGTCGCGCCGACGGGCACGAAGACCTGGCGCCTGAAGTACCGCTGGCGCGGCCGCGAGAAGCTGCTCGTGCTCGGTCGATTCCCCGAGATGAACCTCGCCCAGGCGCGCATGGCGCGGGAGGAAGCGAAGGCGAAGTTGCGCGACGGCGTGGATCCCGCCGCGGCCGCGGCGCGTCTCGAGACGTTCGAGCAGGTCGCGCGCGCCTGGCACGCGGTCCACCGGGCCCGCTGGTCGGCCGTTCACGCCGGCGACGTCCTCGCCAGCCTCGAGCGCGACGCGTTCCCTGCGATCGGCGCGCGCCCAATCGACGAGATCGGCGCGGCCGAGCTCGTGCAGTTGCTCGAGACGATCGAAGCGAGCGGCAGGATCGAGACGGCCAAGCGGCTGCGGCAACGCCTGCGGCAGATCTTCGCCTTCGCGAAGACGCGCGAGCTGGTCGACAACAACCCCGCGGCCGAGCTCGGCGCCGCGCTGGCCGGCGTGGCGGTTTCGACGCCGCATCCGGCGCTCACCGATATCGACGAATGCCGCGCGCTGCTGGCCAGGTGCGAAGCCGTGCCGGCGCGGCCGATGACCCGGCTCGCGTCACAATTTCTCGCGCTGACCGCGGTCCGCCTCGATGCGGTGCGCGGCATGCGGTGGGAAGAAGTCGAGGACCTGGATGGATCTGCGCCTATCTGGCGCGTGCCAGCGGCCCGCATGAAACTGGCCAAGGCGAAGAAGTGTGAGCCGCGATTCGACCACCTCGTTCCGCTGTCGCCGGCCGCGATTGACGTGCTGCGCGAGGCGGCCGCGATCTGTGGCGTCAATACCCATTTCTGGGGATGCCCAGAGAAGCGCCCGGGCGGGCTGATCTTCAGCGGCCGGGATGGAAAGTCGCCGATCGGGGAGGGGGCCCTGCGCGAGCTCTACCTCCGCGCCGGCTACGCCGGCCGGCACGTGCCGCATGGATGGCGATCGAGCTTCTCGACGATTCTCAACGAGCAGCTGGGCGAGGAATGGAGCGGCGCGATCGACCGCGCCCTGGCGCACACCGCGATGGGCAAGGTCGAAGCCGCCTACAACCGCGCGCAGATGCTCGAGCGCCGGCGCCAGCTCTTCGATCGCTGGGGCGATCTTCTGACGAAATGACGGAATTCCCCGACGGCTGCCGATCGGCAGCGGGAGCGGGGGCCCCGGGCGGCAACCCGGGAAACCGACGAGCCGTAACTCGCCGCGACACAGTTGGCCGACTGGCCGCCCCGCACCCGCGCATACGGGCGGGGTCAATGGAGCTTTTTCGAGAAATGGAGTCAACGCAAGCAGTTAAGCCCGTCCGCCCGGCCGCCGGATATATCGGTGGAAAACGCAACCTCGCGCGCCGGATCTGCGCGCTCATCGATCGCACGCCCCACGACGGCTATGCCGAGCCGTTCGTGGGCATGGGCGGGATTTTCCTCCGCCGATCGAGCCGGCCGAAGGTCGAGGCCATCAACGACATCAGCGGCGATGTCGCCACCTTCTTCCGCGTGCTCCAGGAGCACTATCCCTATTTCATCGACATGCTTCGCTGGCGGATCGCGAGCCGAAACGAGTTCGAGCGGCTGAAGGGCATGGATCCGGATCGGCTGACCGATCTGCAGCGTGCAGCGCGGTTCCTGTATCTCCAGCGGCTTGCCTTTGGCGGCAAGGTGGCCGGGCGGAATTTCGGGGTCGACTCCCGCCAGGGCGCGCGGTTCAACATCGCCAAGCTCGAGCCGCTGCTCGCGGACATCCACGAGCGGCTGAGCGGCGTGATCATCGAGCAGCTGCCGTTCGACGCCTTCCTCGCGAAGTACGATCGGCCGGGCATGCTGTTCTATTGCGATCCGCCGTACTTCGGGTGCGAAGGCGACTACGGCGCCGGCGTGTTCTCTCGGGACGATTTCGAACGCCTGGCGGCAACGATCGGCGCGGCGCGCGGCAAAGTCCTGGTGTCGATCAACGATACGCCGGAGGTTCGTGAGCTCTTCGCCGCCTTCGACATGATCGAGGTGCAGACGACGTATCACCTCCAGACCAGGACGACCGGGAAGGGAAAGCCCGCGGGCGAGCTCATCATCGGCAATTTCGCCCTTGAGAACGTCCTGACGGCCAAGGCCGCCTAGCGGTCGCCGTCTGGCACGGCATTTGCGCTCGGCCCCCTGCCGAGCCGCGGGGGGCGCCGCCCCCCGGCGCCACCGCCGCCGGCAGGGTGGTGGTGGGGC